AAGCCCTCCAGCGCGGCTTTTACCGTTTGTCGGCGGACCTCGTCGCGGTTGCCGGGGAAGTGCGCAAGCTCGGCCGTAATTTCGTCGCCCACGGCAAAGGCCAGCCAAACGGTACCCACCGGCTTGTCCGGCGAACCGCCATCGGGGCCCGCGACCCCACTGACCGCCACGGCAAACCGCGCCAGGCTTTTTTCCTGCGCGCCGCGGGCCATCGCTTCCACCACTTCCTGGCTGACGGCCCCGACTTTGGCAAACAGCTTTTCCGGCACATTCAGTTGCCGGGTCTTCTGCCGGTTGGAATAAGTGACATAGCCCGCCTCGAACCAGGCCGAACTGCCCGGGATCCGCGTGATGGCTTCGGCAATACCGCCGCCGGTACAGGACTCGGCAGTGGTGACGTGGGCACTGAGCACCTGCAAACGGCGCCCCAGTTCGGCAGCCAGTTGAGTGATTTCCTTCACGGTCGTCTCCAAGAATGGGCGGGGGTTTGCCTACCCTACAGGAGCCCATCGACCATGCAAGACACAGAGTGCATCAAGAGACTAATGCGCGACGGCCTGCACGTAGGCCTGGCAAGCACGCAAGGCGATCAGGGCGTTATCGCCGTCGTCGGTGATGCGGATAATTCGCTGAGCATGCGCCGGGTCAAGTCGGGCTCGCGAGGCTGCATGAACCACGCCGCCGGCGCTGGGGGCGGCAGGCACTGTGCAGCCACTGGCGACGGTGGCGAGAAGGACTGACAGCCGCACATCAGCAGTGGACAGGCGGTCGCGCAGAGCAGCTTGGTTGCGTTGGGCATCGTTCAATTCCTGAATGTATTGATGGTCACTAGTAGAGAGCTGTTGTTCAAGGGCCTGGCGTTTGGTCTGTTCGGCCTGTTGCTGGTGGAGGATTGCCTGGTTTTGCTGGCTGAGCGCCTGTGCATGTCGGACTGATTGCAGCTCCAACTGCGCCCCGTATCGCCATGCCTGCACCTGCCACACAAGCGCCATGAGCAGACACACACCGATCAAGCCAAACGCGACTAGGAAACGCATAGCACCGCCTTCGCCCGCGCCCACAATTGCAAACGGGCGTCCAGGCCATTGAGGCCGCCGTTGATGCGGCGGGTGATGGTGGTGAACTGGCCTTTGTCGGCAAGTTCGTTGAGGCCGTTGCTTTGCCAGAACCAGGCTGCGGATTCGCAGGCCCATGGCGGTTGCTCCAGCAGTTGTGGCTGGAGCAGCAGGCGATCATCGCCGAACAATGCCTGGCTGCACGCAAGGTAATTACGGCGGCCAGTTATCTGGATGAGCCCTCTGCCACGATACTTTTGTCCATCTCCGTCCGCTTCGGGGGTGTTGCCCAGGCGCGCTGCCAAGACGCCAGTGTCGTATTTGCTCAGGTATTGATCACTGCCCAGTTCGCGCACGTAGTGCAGTTCACCCGACTCGTGACCGATTTGAGCAAGGAAGGCTGCGGCGCGTTGGGGAGTGTTGATTTGCCGATTCAGCATTGCCAAGTTGAGTGAGGATATGAAAACGCCCGCTAGAGAGCGGGCGCGTGGAAAGATTTGCTGGAGTTGCGCGAGTGTCATGGAATGACCTTGCCACGGGCCACCGCCCTGGCAGCCAGAATCGCTTCGGGCACGGGCGTGTTCTCTTCGAGGTACCGCAAGCTGTACCAGTCGGTAGACGCCAGATAAGCAAGGGCCTCACGGGAGTCCGCCTGTGCCTGGAGGTCTTGGGGGGTCTGGTTTTTTTCAAGCTTCGACAAATCAAACATCGCTCAAGTCCTCCACGGGTTTGGCTGAGTGATTGGGCGGATCAATCGGCTCGACCGGAAAGGGAACCGGCCCGGCCGATACCTGGAGCCTGCCGTTCTGCCACATATAAGCTGGCGCACCCGCGTTGACGGCCAGCTTCAAGGTCAATTCGATCTCGCCATTACGACGGGTGACGGGCCCTGCGAACAATTCATGCCCGATGGCGGACATCGGCAGGGTCATCCCGTCAGGGATCTGCGAAAGGTCAATCCTTTGGTCATTCAGGATCAATGTTTCACCTTCGACAAAGGCTGTCGTGGGAGTCGCGATACCAAGAGGCCGAAAAGGAACATGGTGAATAATCATGCGTGCCATCTCCCGATTGCCGTCACTGTCACGATATTGTTCAGCGTCCGGTCAGACATAAAAAAGTAGGAACCACTATTGCCGTAGCACCTGGCCGACATGTCCCAGTCAACCGACGGGTAAATGTTGGGGAACACCGCCACAGGCGTGTCCGCGAAAGCCGCCAGCCATGCAACGTTGCGCGTGACACCAGCGGTGTAGCCGGTAAAGCGCTGCTGACAGATTTGCAAACCGCCGGCAAAGCGGAAGTACCAATTATCGAGCGCACCGCCACGTTCGATCAGCCCGGAATTAATTGGCAAAGCACCCGAAGGGCCAGCGTTGAGCACCCCGGAAATCGCGTTACCGTTATGAAGAATGCTGCGCCAGTTGGGTGCCGCCGCGCCTGGGTTGACGCTGAACTGGCGGAAGTGAATACCATCCCCCGATACCGCCATCGACAACTGCGCACGCCACTGCGGATCATGGCCCCACGCCTGGGACAGCACACTGATCGCACCAAAGCCCGGCACACCGTCGGGGTGCAGGTAGTAACTGTACAGGCCGGTATTGGCTTTGTTGGGCGAAGCGGTTTGCGCCGCCGATAGCCCCATCAATTCTCCCGGCGTTGCACCTGGCGCAGTCCCCAGGGCGAAAACCGATGTATTGATTTCGGCGCGCCACGGTGACCACTGCCCATCACCCCGTCGGCCGCGGGTAAAAACCGACTCATCCAGCATGGCTTTCGCGATTTGCCAGATATAGCCGCCCGAGTTGGCAATCTGCAGGATCTGTACATAGGGATTGGGCAGGTTGGCGCCCCCATTGCCGAACTGAAACAAACCACTGACACGCGGCAACTCGTTGGCGTCGTCCGTCGGCTGTTTCGAAATGGGCTCGGCGCCCCAGCCCGCATGACCCATCATTGACACCCGGCCAGGGGTGAAGTCATCGCTGCCGGTCACTACGTTTTGAGTGGCTGCTGTGCCCAACTGAGCCTGGCGAGCAAACAGCTCCTGGGTCATTGCGTTGATCTTGATACTGGCGCTGCGCGGAGTATCACCGCCGACGCCAGTGGGTGCCGCACCAATATTGATTTCCTGTCGTGCCATGGGGACTCTCCATAGTCGGGGCAATAAAAGACCCACTAAAAAGCGGGTACGGGATGTCTGTGCATTTTTCAGGGCAGGCGTTTTTCAGCAAGCCTGTAGATCGTGGCGCGTGCCGCATTGCGAGCGGCTTTGATATCCGCAGGCATCGGGGTGCCTTCCTCCAGCTGCGCAAACGCATACCAGTCACTGTCCCTGAGGTAGCCATGGGCCTGATCAAGGGCGAGATCCTCCTCCAGCTCCTGGGCGCTCTTTATTTTTTGCAATTGGCTGACATCAATCATGGATCACCTCTTCCTGGGAGGGTGCTGAACGTTCTTCAGTTATTGCAGAGGTGGGTATTTCAACTGGCCCATTGGAGCTCACCTCAATGATCGTAGGCTCAACCGGGTTGCGCAGTGACGGCGGATCATCCCACTTGACCGGCAATTTAAGCGTGAGGGTCAGGTCGCCATGGATTCGTACAATCTCATCTACGAAGCAGTCACTGCCCATTGCACTGGCGAGAAGGCGATAACCGTCCGGGATGACCGAAAGATCAAAATCCCGGCCATTGACCGTGATCACTTCATCGCGCACAGAGACCTTCAGCGGCTCATCCGTCAAGAAGGGAAACAGTTTGATCCTGATCATTTCCAGGCTCCCCATACGGTCACGGCGTTTTGGAAACTTTGAGCGGTCGAGCCATTTCTGATGATGATGTCCACCGCACTGGTCCCGTTGACGTAGCAGTTCAACGCGCCGAAATGTTCATAAGTCATCTGAGGCTGCGGATTTACATAAACGCTGCCACTGCCCAATACGATTGCCACCGGCAAAGCAACCGTCACCACCGTAGGCTGATTAGGTGGCAATACCGCACTGACCGGACTATAGCCCTGAATGCAAATCTGGCCGTTGATGTACTTACTGATGTTCCAGCCGCCTACCACTGTTTTACTCATCAACCCGACACCCGATACCGGATCGCCTTCGGCATTGGCACCTGTGTACAGGCGCGCCCATGGTGTCCATGTGCCGTTGGCGTTGACTCGCCTGAACGCGGTGTTCGTGGTGTCGGGGTTGACCCACTCCTGAGTAGAGTACACAGCCGACAAATATTTGTGCGACAAAAAGCCATAGCTGTTGGGGCCATTGGGGCCGGGAATATTGTTGCCGTAGTACTCTCCGGTGGCCGCCACTGCGTCCGCACTGGTGGTGAGTATCTTGACCACACCGCCTACGCCAAAATCACCCGCCTTGATAACCTGCGTCCAGGCTTTGCCCGCAGCGGCTCCTTGCAGGAACTGGCGCTCCCAGGTCACGTTCTCTAAAAGGCTATAGGCAACTTGCCGCACATATCCACCCGATCCCGAGAGCACCTGAATGATGAATACGTAAGGGTATGGCAGAGAGACACCACCATTGCCGAACATAAACAGCCCATTCACAATCGGTAAGTTATCGGCACTTTCAGTGGGTTGCATGGCAATGGGGGTGGTTCCGCCCCAGCCATTGGCTTTTGCCAAGGCATCGCCGCTGTATAGTTCATACGTCATCGCATTAATCTTGGTCATCGCACTTCGCGGAGTGTCTCCGCCTATCCCGCTGGGGAGTGCGCCAAGATTGATTTCTTGTCGTGCCATTTGAATATCCAAAATAAAAAGTATCGCGAAGTTGCGATTACGGCTCTCCTGCTACCCTGCCACTCACATACACAGAGACGTTAGTTGTAGTAGCGATCAATGGGAAATTTACAGATTGGAATTGAAAAATAAGTCACACCCAAATTATCAATATTAATTGAGTCGCCCAGCGTTGAGCGCTGAACACTAACGCGCACCTTACGCTCATTCCCTGTCATCATGTGCAAAGAGGCATACTGAGCGTGATTGACAAACCAGCTCATTCCCCTATCCATGCTAGAAACACTTAAGTAATCATCAACATCCATAATCAACCCGCTATCCCAAGAGTCGAAATAGTTTACGGACTGACTGTAAGACCAGCTTTTCGTAAATCGACTATAGCGAACGACCCGATCACTTGACGAGAAGTCTACGTTGGCATTTTCATCGTAAATTTCCATACCATAAGCACTGCTGCTTCTCTGATCAGCATACTTGCACGACACGTATTCCATTAGATGATTCTGAAGGTATTTTCCACCCATGGCGCCAGAAGTAACTTTGAATCCCGTCCATTTACCTGGTACACCGAGTATCGTAGTGTAAAGGCTTAAACTAGGGTGGCTGGGCGTTATAATTCTTAGAAATATCTGAGGTGGCTCTTGCGTCAGAATCGGCATTGCGAAATTTACAGCGCCGTAGCCCGGCCTATCTGTATATCTAGATTGGATTCTGAATTGCCCCCTTTCTGAGAACACCAACACCTTATGGTCGCTGCTGATGACTACGTCACCTACACTATTCGTCGCCGAAAGTCCATAAACCATCAAGTTACCCTCATCACTTCAACGACACACTCTACCGTCTTGGCCGACCAATAATATTTATAGCGATGGCCGTCATAGACACCATAATTCAACCAAGTGCGTATCCCTATCTGAGTGCCTCCCAAATCCTTGTAGGTAGGGAGGACGGGCCAACTATCAGATATTGACTGATCATACCCGGCGTACTTTCTGGGCGTAATAAGAACGAAGCATTTAGCAGGGTCGTAACCCGGCACATCCATGACGATGTCGTAGTTACTTCTCACACCTACGCCGCCCGTAGTGATAGCTGGAATAATCTTCCAACCAAGACGCTGAATAGTGAAATCCTCCATACCCAATGTCTTTACACCATGGCTATCGAAAACATTCAATCCGTACTCCGCCATTACGACAATCTCCCGACCATAGTTCGCTTCACACCTCCAGCATCAAACACCGCCAGGCCATCATTATTAAGCATTGCAGAACCGCCTCCACCTGAGCTGCGAAGAGTGAAAGTACCCGCCTTCACGTTGATTTCAAGCAGCGGCAGGCCATTTGCATCCTTGGTTTCAGACGTCAGGGTCATACCCAAAACGATGTCTTGGATAAACGCCGTGTTGATCACCGCCGTGTTGATAAATACCTGGCCGTTATTCACTACGAACGGCGTCACCAACGCCCCTCCTACTTCATCAACCACCGAAAAGCGCTGGGCAAAGGCAATGATCTCAGCCGTATCACCGTCGGCCCCCAGGGCAAGACCCGCCATCACCTTCTTGCCGTCCTTGTTGGTTTCGACCTTGAGTGTTTTCATGGCCGAAACCTTGCCGTCGGTGGTAGCCAGTACCCGGTTGGTCTCCTGAATGTCTGAGGTGTTTTTTCCAGTCGTCACGCGAATACTTTCGACTTTTTCACCTTGCGCCCTGTCCACATCGGTTAACAGGCTGATCTGGGAAGTGAAAGTCGAAGCGTTCGTATCTACCTTGGTGTTTAAGGTGGTCACCCTAGACGCCAGTGCCTGCGTGACGGTTGCCGACGTTTTCGCCACATCAATAATGCTTGCAGCGTTTTGCCCCACTTTGGCCTCCAGCCCGTCGGAGCGTTGTGATTGCGCAAAGTCCCGCTCAGCAATCGCCGACATTAAAGACCACACACCTACGGAAGATGTGCTGTCGCCGGCACTTCCAGCCTCATCTCCGACAGAGCCGGATTTGACCAAGGCGTAGACACCATCCAGCTTTTCGGAGGTAGCTTTGACCCTACCGTCTACCGCCTCAACAGCGCTGGAGTTCTTGCTGATCTCCAACGCCATGGCGGCATTGGTTTCGGCAATGGTGCCCACATCGAACCAGTAGCCAGGGTTTGGCGGTGGAGCATTTGCAGGCACTGCAATGATCGCCTGAAACAGATGTTGCCCTTGGCGGACCATGTCACCTTTTGTATAGGTCGTAGTGGGCTCGTACTCCAAGGCATCGGAAACTTCAGCAATCAAATCCTGAAATTCCTTCTTCGCCTGGGCCAATCGATCATTCACCGATCCGGGCCCCGCCCCTTCAATAAGATCAATTTCCTGACGCAAACTCTCGTAAAGCGCTCCCTTGCCAATGGTATTGGCAAAGTATTTGTCGTATTCCGTCTGATCAGAGCTTGCACGACCATTCACAGCCCCGGTCACCGGGTAAAAAGGACCGATGTTTCCAGTGCGGTCCACAAGTCTTGCCCAGAAAAAAAGTGATGTACCAGCAGCTAGGCCCATCAACGTCAGCTCGCTTTGCGGATAGGCGTAATCCCCCAACTTAGTCGCCATCGCCAGATCAGCGGTCTTCCCGTACCAGATTTCCGTACGCTGCAAATCCGCCGTGCTCACTCCCTGCGGAATCTGCCATTTCACCTTGATCGCAAACACCAACGACTCCGTCGTCAGCGCTGCCACGGTCGGCGGCAATGTGGTCTTGCCGTTAAGTACAGTCTCTACAGACTCGCTATACAGGGAGCCGATATCCAGCGCGTTGATCGCCCGTACCTTGGCCACATAACGCCCGGCATAAATGCCGGACACTTCGATAGAACCGCCGCCCGTGCGGCCTGCGTAGACCCATTCACCGTCGTTCTTGCGCCAGTACGCCTCGTACGCAATGGCATTGGCCACTCGCTGCCACTCGATGGTCATGACATTGACCGCGCTGCCCTGCTCGACGAAATGGTCATTGCTGACGGTCACGTTGATCGGGGCCGCTTGTACGCTCGGCGGGATTACGGTGATCCGTGGGCTGTCGATTTTTGCGCCGTTGTCGATGGCGGCAAATTTGCTCGGTACGTGCTTGACCGCGCTGAGGCTGTATTTGATTTCGTTATCCGAAAAGTCTTCGGAGATCGACAGTACGCGGAACTGTTGCAAAGCCAGGGTCGCGGAGTCGATGGCCCAGATCGATTGAGCCGGCGGCAGTTCGTCGAGCTTGGTTTGCAGCGTAACCAACTGCTCATCCGCGCCTGAGGCACTGACGGATTTGACCTCTCGGGACACAGCCTTGCCGTTGGGCATCACCAAGGTGATGGTGTCACCGGCAGTGGCGGTGACTTCAGCATCCAGGGTCAGGGTGTCGAGGGTGGCGGCACGCAGACGCCCGCCAATGCGGCGGCCGGCGCGGTCGTTGTCGGCCACGCGGATGATCTGGCCGGGCCGCGCCAGGGTGCCGTCGAGGCCGACCGCGAAGGTCACGCTTTCGGTTTCCAGGCGGTTGGTCAGCAATGCCCATTTGCCGATGCGCTGGGCTTGCGCCTGCGAGGTGCAGCCGGTGGCGCTGATTTCGGTTTGCTGGATGCCATAGCGCGCGATACCTTCGGCGTCGTCAACGTATTGCACCTTCTGGCGATAGAAATCCGTCGGGTCGTTCCAACTGACCAGGGCAACGGTGTAGCGGGTCTTTTTCGCCGAACCGCCGTAGATGAACTGGCCGCCGATCACGTTGGCGTTGGAGTAGGTGTACACCGGGTCTTCCGGCATATCCGCCACCGCCATCACGGAACCCGCGCCCCAATAGGCCATGCCCCGGAAGGTAGTCGCCAAGTCTTGCAGCACCTTCAGTGCATCGGCACGCACCGACAGGTACAGGTTGCAGGTGAAGCGCGGTTCGGTGCCGCCCTTGCCGTCGGACACCGGCTGGTCGCAGTACTGGCCGATGCGGTAAAGCTCCCACTTATCCACTTGGCCGGCGTTGAGCAGGTGGCCCAGGCCATAGCGTTGGTGCAATAGCAGGTCGTAGTAGATCCACGCCGGGTTGTCGGTCCAGGCCGATTTGAACGTACCGTCCCATACACCGCTGTAGGTGCGGGTTTGCGGGTCGTAGTTATTTGGCACCTTGATGATGCGCCCGCGCAGTTCGAAGGAGCGCGAGGGGATCGACTGAAATTGCGCGGCATCGAATTGCAGGCCGATCAGCGCCGAGCCCGGGTAGCGCAGCTTGGCGTCAATCACCTCGGTGGACGATTCCACGGTGGTGGTATCGGCAATCGTGCCACTGGTGGAGTTCGGCGTGATACGGCGCACGCGCAAGGTCCAGCCGACTTTCGCGGGTGGCAAGTCGACACGGTGGGAACGTTCGTACTTGGTGGTGGTTTTGCCACTGAACGCGGCGGCCAGCACCTCTGTAAATGCGCCGCCGTCGGTGGACAGGTCAATGGCGTACTGCACGGTATAACCGTTGGTGTCGCCGTTGCTGGTGTTGGTCTGCGACAGGCGCGTCACGGCCAGGCGAACCCGTACCGCCGACAGTTGCAGGTTGGAATAGGACTTGGTCCAGGGCTGATCGCTGCGCAGCTCGATCGACACCGGGCTTTCGTTTTCCACCGCCGGGAAGCCAGGTATGTGTGACTGGTCCTGGCTGCCATTGCGGGTGTCGAGGGTCACGCCACTGAAGTTGAGGCTGCCATCGGCGTTGGCCAGCGGGGTCTCGTCGAGAAACACCGAGCGCTTATCGTTTTTCAAACCGACAATCTCGCCTTCGCTGACGAGATCGAGGATACGGGCATAGGCCGTACTTTGCAGGCTGTCTGGCGCCTCCACGGAGGGACGGGGCTTGGACGCGCCGCCTTTGCTGCCAGCGAGAGTGAAGTCAGTCATGGCTTTCCTTCAGGCGAAATAAAACCCGCACTCGGCGGGTTGGTTGAAAAGGAGGACGGTTAGAGTTGGTCCTGGGCGTAGATGCCGGCACTGATCACAGCACTGCCGACGACCAACTCGCCGTAGAGCAGCCCTACCGGATTGCCCTGGGCGTTGGTATTGACCGGGCCATTGAAGCTGTAGCTCGGGCGATTGTTGGGGCTATCCTGGGCGCCAAGCCCTTTGGGGGGAGGTGACAACATCTGCATGACGCCCCCCATCGCCATGGACGCACCTGCCATCATCATCATGCTGGCCGCCGGGCCAGTGAGAAAGCCAAACGGGTTGTAATACGCCACCGCGATTAATACCGCGCCGATAATGGTCTGTAGCCCCCCGGCCCGCTTGGAGCCGGTCAACACTGGCGCGATACGAATCACGTCCTTGCCAAGAGGCTTTTGAATATCGTCTTCGCTAATGTTGCGTTTGCCGTTGAATACCGCAAAGCGCAAACCTTTATCAGCGCTCTGCAGCATGTAACGTTCAAAACCGGGAAACTGTTTGAAGTAGCCCATCACGTCCTTGAAACCACCCGAGGTGGTCACACGATGCTCTCGACCGAAAAGCCTGGCGAGCGAGCCTGATAGCAGGACGGTTCGCATCATATTTTGTTCTACTGCCAATTCCATGAGCACTCTCCTGGTCATCTTCGCGACGTTGGCTAGAGTTGGTCCTGCGCATAGATACCCGCGCTGACCACCGCACTGCCCACCGTCAGTTCGCCATACAACAGGCCTACCGGGCTACCCTGGATGCTGGTGTTCACCGGGCCATTGAAGCTGTAGCTGGGGCGATTATCCGGGCGGTCCATGGTGCCCAGGCCCTTGGGCATGGGCGACATCAGCTGCGCGACGCCACCCATGGCCATGGAAATCCCCATGCTCGCGGCAAAGGTCCAGCCGGTGGCGGATGAAGCACCGATCAGGGTAGAGGAACTTCCCGATGCCAGACCGCCAGAGAAGTACGACGCCGCCACAATCAGCGCAACGCCAATAATGGTTTGCATCGACCCTGCGCGCTTACTGCCCACCAGTACCGGTGCGATACGGATATCCGAAGCGCCTGGAGGTGCCTTGAGGCGATCCTGACCAATGTTGTCCCGGCCCAGGAAGATCGAATACGTCACGCCCCGGTCCTTGGACTCCATCAAGAAACGCTCGAACCCTGGCACCAGAATGCACAGCGCATGGATAGCTTCCGAGGCATTGCTCACCGCCAGTCGATGCACGCGCCCGAAGCTCGCGCCCAGGCTGCCGTAGAGGCGCACCGTCCTGACTTTTTCATGATGCATGGCATCCTCCCGGCGAATGATCCGCCGATGTGGTTAATGTTTGGCCCGCAGGCCGTGTCGCCAATAGCTCACCGTCACCTCGCCCCAATAGCCGCCGTAGGTGTCGCGCTTGCTGTCGCGGCCATACAGGTGGTGCAGGATCGAACCTGGCGCGGGGTAATGTTCGGGTTCACTTTGCAGCACGCCATTGGCCAGGTAGATCGCGGCATGGTTGGGCACTGGCGAGCGGATCTGCATGAGCACGATATCGCCCTGTTGCAGTTGGCTGACCTGCACGAAGCCAGCGGCCGGCAGGTTGTCCAGGTAGAGGTTGCCGCCGTTGTCCCACCAACCGTCTTCACGCTGATAGTCACCCAGCTCGATACCCAGCTCGCGGCGGTAGTAGTCAAGGATAATGCTCAGGCAGTCATGCACGCCGTGGGCGAAGGCACGACCGATCAGGGGCGCCTGGTAACCGTTTGGCGTGCAACCGGCCCATTCTCCGGTGCGTACCTGCCCGTCGTCGCCTTTGTGTACTTCAACGATGTGCCAGGGCAACCCGGAGGCTTCGCACGCCACACGGTCTGCTTCACTGGGTGTCGCCGGACAATCCGGATGGCTGTGCACTACTGCGAGGATCTCGCCCCGCTCTTCGGCGGCGGCGTAATCCTCGGGCGCCAGACGAAAATGTTCGCTGGGCGTGCTCGCCGTATTTCGACACGGCACATACACACGCTTGCGCCCTTCACGAATCAGCAGGCCGCAGCACTCATGGGGATACGCGGCCACGGCGTGCCGGCTAATCGCCGCCAGGTTGGTCTTGTTCATGCTCAGCTCCGCAACAGTCCGGCTGCCGGGAATGAGCCGTAGGGCAGTGGGTTGTTTTCGCCGAAACGCAGCTTGCAGCTGGTCAGCCGCCCACCGCATTTATCCTTGGCCGCGTCGGTGACGATCACATCATTGGCATCCGCCACCGGGCCGCCGTTATAGCCGCAATAAGGGCCGCGGTAACCACCGCAACTGAGCCACCAACACACGTTGGCGACGATCTGCCGACGTGGTAGCTGCACGCCGTTGAAGTCCAGCGCGCTGGCCAGTTCAAACTTCACCGTCTCGCTGCTTTCGGCGACTTTGCGCTCGACGTACCAGATGTCCGGCGGCAGTTCCTCTTCAGGGTCGGCTTCGGGCTGGCCGTCGAGGTACTTGGCCAAGGTACGATGGCGGATCAGCCGCGCGCCTACCAGATCCTCGAAATACAGCACCAGCGCAGTGATGAAACCGCCGACGTTACCTACGGCCAGCGTCGGCGTCGGTTGGGTGCCCTGCCCCGACATTTCAAAGCCTTCGGCCTGGATCGGCCAAGGTGAATATTCGTGGCCCTGCCAGAAGATCGATGATTCCTGGGGGTAACCGTGAAACCGGTACAGCTCGGCGCCCAAAGGGGTGGCATCGAGTTCGAAAAGCTCCACCCAGGCCCCGGGCTCCAGGGTCTGGATATCTGCGGTGATAGACATATGTTTCTCCGGGCAAAGAAAACCCCGCACTGTGGCGTAATGCCGTTCAGTTAAGGCTTTTTGTAGGAGCGAGCTTGCTCGCGAAAAACTCACAGGCGCCGCGTTCAATCAGGAAACACGCGTTATCGTTAACGTTTTTCGCGAGCAAGCTCGCTCCTACAGAGGCGATATACGCTTAACTGAACGGCATTACGCACTGTGGCGGGGTAGAGGCGGCGCTAGGGGTGGAAGGCTTGCTCGAACGTCGCCGTCAGGGAGTAGAGCCCGGCGCCCATGGGCGTTGGCTGGTAACCCTTGCAGCGATACAACGCAGCCCCTGCCAGTGGTGCGGTCCAGTTGAACGCCTTGGCGCCGGCATGGCGATCAAGGAAAGCAACAATCGCTTTGATGCGCGCCTCGTCACCCACGAACGTCAGTGGCCAGGACTGGGTTTTGTTGTTGATCCCGTCCGCTGCCGTCTGCTGGTAGCCATCGCCGAACTTGGCCGTCTTAAGACGAAACTCGACGCTGCCGACGGGCTCCACCTTGGGCACCCATGTGAAAGTTTCTGTGCTCATGTTTTCTCCAGGCGTAAGCCGTTGAGGGTCAGCGGCCGTTGATGGCCGACCAGATTTGCCCGCCCGGTTTGAGGTCACGGGCGATCTGCTCGGCGGCGCCCTGGCGGGCTGAGCCGGCGTAGGCGCGGGCGACGTTCTGGGCGTTGGTGTCGGTGCCTGAGCCTTGGCCGTCGGCAACGTTGATGGTTTGTTGGATCACCACCTGGTTGCTGCTGGTGTTGCCTGCTTGGCCGCCGCCCAATGCGCGCACGCCCAGGGAGCCGTCGGAACCACGGCTCAGAGGCATGATGGCTTCGGGGCCGGCTTCGCCGAAGAGGGCCATGGGGGCCAGTGTGGGGCTGGTCGCAATGGAGTTGGTGAATACCCCCCCATTGGCATACTTAATGCCGGAGACATTGAGTTCATTTTGATACCCGCTTGGCCCCAGCACTGAACCTGCTGGAACAGAAGGGCTCAACCAACTGGTGATGGCCGAGCCGGCCAAACTGAACAACGACTTCAGGGCACTAGAGGCCGCCGTTTTGGCAGCCATCGCCGCCATGTCTTTAAGTACCGAGGTGGCAAAGTCAGAGAAGTTGAACTTCCCCGTAGTCGCAAACGTCAGGACCGCGGCGTCCATCTTTTCAAAAGCACTGGCGAACACCGCCTTCGATTGCTCGGCTGCCGTACCTGCGTTAGTAGAATACTCTCTGAACGCAGCACTGGCGCCTTCGCGCCAATCATCGAGCAGTTGGGTCATATCGGCGAAATTACTTTTAACCTGCCCAGTTTTTTCTTCACTCAGAAGAGCCATCCCCTCCTGATCCGATGAAGCTGCATCCCCATACGGCCCACCCGTTGGAAACTTCAGCCCCGCCCGCTCGGTATAACTGGACTGCGCATCCAACGCCCCAACAAAATCATTCTGCGCACCCTGGCTCTGTTTGAGCACTTGCATCAACTGCGCATTTTTCTGGATAAATTTTTCTGCCGCATCCGTGGCCGGGTCATAGGCCCTTTGAAAGCTCTTGAACTGGCCGGACGTGACCTGTAGCGCCGCTGCGGCAGAGGCGCTGACCTTTTTGCTGGCGTCCTCGATCTTCTGCTGCATCTCGCGCATGCTGTTTTCGGTAATCCGTGACGCCTTCGCCAGGGCCTGCTCCAGGCTGCCGAGGTTGAGCGTCAGATTACCCTGGGAAGCAGTTGCCATAGGTTTCTCCGGGTCATGGATAAAACCCGTCGAAACGGGTTTCATGGAAAGTCGCGTCGTCCTTAACGCCACTCGTTCATCGCACGTTCGAGCGACACACCCCGGCGCAGCTCGTGGGGCATGAAGTCAATCATCTCGGCCGTGCCGCCGCCCAGCCGGTGGGTCTGCAGCGCCACCAACGCGCTGCCCGCCTCCAGCCGCCTACCGGCGTGCAGGGAGCCATATCGGTCGATATAGCGCCCCCAGGCCAGGGCTTCGTGGTAGGTCATGCGTTCCTTGGCTTCGGCGATCGTGCGGCCGCCGACTCCGTTCAGCACCAGTTCGTGCCAGAACTCATCGGCGACCGTCAGTTCTTTGCGCCGCCACCCTGGGTGCCATTGACCTCATTGACTGCATTGAGCATCACAAACCCCAATGACGGCTCAAGGCCGAAGGCATCGTCATAACTCAGGGCTTCATCACCCTCGGCACCCAACGACACTGACGCGGCGAGGTAGCTGGCGTTACGGCTCTGTGCTGATTCGCCCTGGCTGAACAGACGCTCGATCACGCCGAAAGACTGGCGGCGGATATGCAACGTGAAGGTGTCAGTCACTTCCTTGCCGGTTTTGCTGTCCAGGTGCGTCCAGCTGATTTCCTTCTTCACCAGTTGGCCATCGACGATGCCGCCCTTGGCTTTCAGTTGTTTGAGGTTCATGGCGTCTCTCAGGCTTTCTTGATCCAGGCGCTGGCGCCGGTGCGTTGGATGGTGACGGTGGTGGTCACGACCGCGTTCAGGGCGAAGTTGAACGGGAAGTCCGACACGTAGCCGTCGAAGGTGAACCAGGTGCGCGTCGCCGGCAGTTCAAAGCCATCGCCTTTAGCGTTGACGGCCGGCAGTACATCCTTGCCGTCGGACCAGCCCACGGCCCACTTCACGCCGGTATCGCCCTTGGCTTCAGACAGCTGGTGCAAGCGGATATGGCTGGCGTTGGTCGGGTCGGCATTCAGGCCAAGGCTCGCCGTACCTGGGGTGCGCAAACCTTTTTTGTAGCTGCGCTCCTCGGCATTGAGGCTGGTGTCTTCAATCTGCTCAGCCGGCGCGCCGCCCGGCTCGAACGAAGTGGCGTGCTCAACTTCCAGCACGGTATAGGGCCCGGTGCCGGAGACCGGCGGAACGAGGGCGAAAATCTGGGTACCTTGGGTAAGAATCGACATCGAGTGTTCTCCATGAACAATAAAAAACCCGCGAAGGCGGGTTGTGGGGTGCAACGGCTATGTTGCTGCGTACAAGGCAGGTCGAGACGGGATCAGGGCGCCGGTTTGCCGTCCAGGTAAGGCGGTGCATTCGGGTCCGGTTCTCGGCTCTTGATCACGTCGACCAACGCCTGGTTGCTCTGGGCCAACAGCCGAATGGCGGCATTGAGCGCCACCTGGCCATCGGTCTGGGTTTGCAGGGCGGCGATCAAACGGTTGATCGCGGCCAATTCTTCGTCATTCATAGGCATCCTGGTTCCTGTAGCGAGTCAGTGGTGAGCGTGCAGCGGTGGTGATTACGACGCCAACCCACCGGCCATGATCGAACTGCGATATCCCGTCGCTGGATCACCAACGTGGGTCACCTTGGTGATCGACCAGCGCCCCTGCATGTACACAGGCCAAGTGTCATCCAGCACCAGCAACCCTTCGGCCGCCAGCAACGGGTTACCTGGGCAATCGATCTGTAACTTCAAGCCTTCACGGCCCACGCGACGCAGTTCGCCTTCGGCCACGGCACGGGCTTCGGCTTCGTTCTGGCAGGGCTGGCGCAAGGTCTTGAACGGGGCAATCCCGACCTGGACCACGCGCTGCTTGCCGGCGGCGGCGTCCCACCAGCTGACGCGGCTGCCCATGTATTTGGAACGTGATTTTTCATCAAGTTTGGCGGTGATAAAGGCCTGGTTTCCCGGGCGGTTGTCGTGTGTCACGGACAGCTTCACTTCGGGCAATAGCTGGCCGGTGAGTGATTTGGCTTGCCCCGCTTCGGCCAGCACATAGAGTTCGTTGAACGGCTTGGTGACCGCGTTGTAACGCTTGGCCAGGCGGGTGATGAAGGCCATGTCGCTTTCGTTTGACTGATCGATATGCTCAATCGCAATACCGTCCAACGTCGGTGCCACACGCGGTGAAAAACCATGACGGCTGACCAGTTGGCGAAACAAGGCGCCCAAGGTGGTCGGCCCATGGCTGGCGGAACGGCGCTGGCGGTAGCCGCTTTTATCCACCACGCTGAAGGGCGCGGCGGTGGCGACGATCATCAGGCGCATCGGAAACAGCACCGGGGTTCGCTGAGTGATCACAAATTCGCCTTTTTCCACCAGCCCCGTTTCCTTATATCCGACGCGCAGGCCGATCTTGCCACTGAGGCTGGGCAAGCCTTCCAACCCTTCGATATTAAGGGTCAGTTCCAGTCGATCGGTCTCGATGCCTGCAGCGTCGGTGTGGCTCCAGTGCATCAGGCGTTGATTGAGCAGCGCCGCGTTGGCGCCGTAGAACTCCACGATCGGCGTAAATCCCTGTGCCATGCAGCCTCCTCAATCCCAGGCCAGAACGGGCCGCATGGCAGCCGGTCGTGCTTGTATCTCAGGCACGATCACCCAGACACCGGCTGGCAGTACCGGGCCGTATTCGGCGAGTTCGGGGTTCAAGCGCCAAAGGGTTTCTTCGGCGGTGTCATCGCAACGGCCCAATTCGCGGTAAAGCAACAGGTTGACCGAATCACCGGCAATACTTCGTACTCTACGCATTGACGAATTCCTCCAGCTCAAGGGTCCAGTTCATGACCATGGCGGTGCCGTCATCGATCACATTGCTTTGGGCTTCCACTACCGAGTTGATACGCCACAGGCCCCAGTTGCGGCCGATGCCATCCACCAGCGGCAACGGCGCTCGCGCATTTTGCAAAGCGCGCAATTCGTCCAGGCGCTGCATGCCAGTGGCGCGCATGGCTGTGCCGCTGAACGTGAGTTTTTCCAGCTTCTGGCCGTTCTGCCGCGACTGGGGTTTGCTGGCGATAATCGCCAGGTCGCTCCAACCGCCATCGCTGTTGCGGGTCAGTGTGGAATAGGCGAACCCTCGGGATAACCCGAAAATAAAGTCGCCCAGTACCATTTGTTGTCGCATCAATCACCTCCTGGATCGGCCAATGCCGCGTTGCGTCGAATGCCCAGGGAATCAGTGACCATCGGCACGCATTGGAACTGCAGGGCCTGGATCACTTGATTGACGACTTGCTGGGCATCCGCCGGGTTAACGCCGGTAATCTGGATGCTCGGTGAGAGCGTGACCTGGACATTGTCGGTACGGGCACTGTTGAGTTCCTTGCTCAGCGCGTTGGGCGCAGGTAGGCGATCATTTGCGCCAAACACCTTGTCACCCAGCCAACTGCCCGCCTCGCTGCCCAGCAGGCCACCGATGGCGCCGCCGATTGCGGTGCCGACACCGGGGAAAACCAGGGTACCGAGCGCGGCGCCAGCGGACGCTCCGGCCCAGGCGCCACCGGCGGTGCTCAGGCCAGTCCCGACTGCCTTGGCATCCCCGTTGCGTACGCCCTGAATCACATCCAAAGCAGTGTCGGCGTACCTCATCGGGCCAAGGCGGCGAGCACCGGCCACTCCCAATTTGCTCACTGTTCCCAGCGGGTTGGAAGGCATCTTCAGCGGGCCAGGCAAAGCCTCACGACTGAAATGGCGAGTATGGGGCGCAGCAGCAGTTACCCGGCCCTCGGAAGACATGGGGATAAGCTTGCGCTCTACTGCCTCGATCAGCCCAGGGCCTCTGCTCGCTGTCGACTGGCCTGAAGATCTGCTCTTGCTTGGACGGTTCGCCGCGACCGCACGCGGTTGTAACCTTTGAACCGCCCGCCCCGCATCGAAGCCTAAGAACGGCGCTGGTAACAATGCCTTTGCATCACGTTCGAGGCTGGTTATCAGCCTGGCAAATACGCCGCCTTTTTTGCTGGCAGGCGATCGTTTGGTCGAGCCTGTCTTGGGCACTAGCGGCTGTTTTTGCTGCCTGATCTGCGAGCGCTGAGTGTTGTAAGAGCTCTGCTTTTTTTGCGACTTCGACTGACGAGGGCTCTTTTTCCCGCGCGAGCCCTGCGAGCGCGAACGAGGACTTTCGATGGGGTGCTGAGTGGCCGTCGCACAACAGCACGATTTATCTTTCGCAGAACCGCCATCCTTGAACAGCTTGCCAACACCGGGAAGCTTACCCAGCGTCGCATCAACCACGTTGCCAGCAACGCGGTTTTTTATCGTGTCTCCCACACTTGAAAAAAAGCTGGAAAACACCGGCGTAATAGCTCCAGCCGTTTTAATCGCGCCCGCCAGAGCCGGTGAATCTTTAGCCACGTCACTGGCGCTGTCCATCAGGCCCGTCTTGGCTTTCAGCCAAAGCGCTTCGCCCAATACCGGCGTGGCATCCAGGGTCGTAGAGAAACGTTTGCCGCTTTCGCTGGACTCCTCGCGCAGCACCTTGATCGACTTTTCCGACGTTGCGGTTTTATCAAACTTCAGTTGGCTGCCTGAATGCTGCAGCGCACTTGCCAGGTCGATTATCTGCGCGGTGCCCAGCGTCATGGCCTCGCGGGTATGGCGCAAATTCTCTGAGGTAGTCGAAGCGGATTCAGACACTGTCTTCGATTCTGCCTGCTCACCCAGCTTGGGTGAACGCACCTCAATTGCCCTCAGCGACGACAGCGCCGTGTCGAGAGAATCCACACCCTCACGCAATGAGCCGAGCGACAGTGCGAGCTCATCAAGTTTGAGCGTTGCGCTGGTGAGTGCGGCAACGGTTCCGGACAAGGCAGCCAAATCTGTTGACGGGGTTGAGCTGCCAACCGATAACGCGCCAGGGCTGAGGATATCGGCGTCATGTGCGCCGTCTGTACTGCCGAACGCATCCCGGCCATTCCTGGCGACGGCATAGGCGAGCGAATAATTGTCCTGCATCTCGCTTACTCCTGTTTGACGCCAAGGCGAGTGATCGCAATGTCGTAGCGGCGCAATGCTTTTCCGGCGTCCCAGTCGAGGATCTCCGCCTCATTGACCGAGTAGATCAGCGGCACCACATCGAGGATTACTTCGATGTCGCGCTGCGAAAGAAGGCCGCCGGTTGATTTAAAAAATCGTCGATACGCTCCTGCAGTTCGGTCCAGTCGGGCACGGTCAAACCGGCCAGGTCGGGGATCATCAGGCCGGTGCAATGGGCGGTGATGAACTCGGCGCGCTCTTTGTTGGTGGCGAGTTTTTTCATCACCTTGGTGGCGCGCAGGGCCGGCATTTCCAGGGGCAGTTCGGTGAGGGTTCGGCCAGCGGCTTCCAGGGGCAAGAGCAGAGGGACAGGCTGATCGTGGGGCGTCGCTTCGTGCTCATTCAAAAAGAACGAAGCCGGCCGCGTCGACATTTCGTGTACGTATTGAGCAATGCTTACGTAGTCCGGGCGCTTGAGTTGGTCGAGCTCTTTTTCCGACAGGCCGGTGGCGAGTTTCGCCAGTTCGAAGAACTGGTCGTCCTCGTCATCACCGGCCCGGGCCAGCGCGTCTTTTTGCGCGGCGTAGAACAACGGTTTGAGCTGAACCTGCTGGATCGTCGCACCGGTATCGGCGGTGATCGGGGACAGCAGGATATGCAACGGTGGCATCCAGGCCATGGGGCAATTCCTTGTTGAGCAGTGTTGAAAAGCACCGCAAATCTAAATCTGCGCGCGGTCCGTGTGGGAGCTGGCTTGCCTGCGATAGCATCCACTCGATACACCAGATACACCGAGTCGCCTGCATCGCAGGCAAGCCAGCTCCCACATTGATCGTGCCCGCCTTAGATAGCAGTCATCTTTAAGGCATCAGCACGGCACGGCGCGCATCGCCAAGAATGTCGACGCCGTTGAGCACAAACTTCTGGGTGCGTACATCGATGTCGATCACCGAAATGCCATTTTCCAGACGGTTGTAGGTACGGCAGGACAGCTCCAGCGTGGTGGTGGCCTTGTCGCCCATTTTCAG